AAAAAGCCCATAACAACGGGCTTTTTGCAAAATGAATCTTAAAATTAAAGCATTTTGTTGTAGAGCTAAGCTAGGTTTTTCTTAGCTATCTATTCAACCTAAGAAACTAGTAAAAACTAGCATTATATAGGAAGAAAGTTTTTATAGATTGCTTTACAATTTACCTAAAAGTTAGCAAATAGGTAAGCAAAATAGATTTACAACGTTGTCAATTTACGAGTTCAGCAGGCAAGGAACTAGCACCAGCAAGGTGCTTTTTTTAGTTGTCCTCGCCTAGTTCCTTTATTATATCCGATACCTTTTCTAAACTCAATGTTTCGTGTGGCTCAACTCGTTCACCGTCTAAAACGTAGTCATGGATCTTACCATTCTTTCGGACTATCTGGATAGTATCACCTTTAATAAAACCATTGTCCATAGCCTCTTTAAATTCATCATAGGTTAGCATTATATTATTCTCCTTTCCTATACTATTCGTAATTGATACAGAAAAATACGTATCTTTTTTAGTAATTCTATTATAGCGAAAACATTAGCATAAATTGGTATAGACACCCTATTAAAAACTGGAAAAAGTTGCGCGTGATGTAAGACAACACCTTGTCGTGGCTCTCCAGACGGCAATATAGGGGCGGGGGTGCATTTAAAAAATAGCCCGAGTGTTATCGGACTATTATTTGTATAGAGCGTATTAAGGACGTTATAGGGGTGTTTTAGTTTGTCTCTTTTGGGCTACCGTCTGGGTTAAGATAGCCTTGCTGAATACCCCATTCAACTTGGTCGTCATGCCATTGTTGACGTGCCTCATTCTGACCTTGCTCACGCGCAATCTCGGGTGAATTTGCAGGTATGCCACCATAACCATACTGTTCTTGAGCTTGTTGTGACGTGTCTTGTGGTGGTGTTACTCCGTCAGCTTGCGTGCTAGGTGCTTGCTCGCTTTGTGTCGGTTGTTCCTGCGTTTGAGACGTTTCACTAGGTTTTTCTTTAGATGAACTATGTGAGCTATGTTTTGATACCTTTGTAACTGTCGTAGGTTTGTTTTTTACTTCCTTTGTTTTCTTACTTGGTTGCATAGTTACGATAGCAACAACAATTACAAGGATAGCTAATGGCAATATATACCACTTATATTTCTTAATGATACCCATATCTTTACCTTTTCTACTTGGTTTCTATGACACATTATAGCCCAACTATTCCATTCATTCAATCCATTATCGGATATTGTCTTACTAATAACATTCTACTATTAACGTTTCATTCTACTATTTTCTAACATTTATGGTTTCCATTCCGACATTTTCCAACAATCTAAAAGCTCAGATAACCCAAGCGCTTCATTACCTATGCTTCACTGCAACCCTTTGAATAGCTCTCAAAGCTCTCACAAATACGGTTAAACACCTTTGTAAGGTCTTTATCTTCCACGTACTTAACAACCATTGTAAAGGTGTTGTTAGCCTCGTTCCCACCGATTGTGATCTCTGTTGGCTGTTGTTCATACGTTCCGACCATATAACCGAGGATGGCGGTAGATGTTACATTGGCATGATCCATAGTTTCAAACTCATGTTTGAAAGTGAATGATTTAGCGTTGTCAGTCAATGATTTGAATGTCATGGTTGTTCTCCTTTACTTAATCAGTATAAGTTACAAAGACACTATCCTTTAGGCTTTGCACACTTACAACGTTTTTATCAATCATAAAGTCATTGATACGAGTTTCAAACTCTTTGTCTGGCTCTGGTTTAAACGCTTGGAAACCAAGTCCATTAGTTCCGTCTGGTACGAGTTCTCTTTTAAATAGTTTAATTTTCATTGTTTTTGATATCCTTTCTTAAGCGGTATGATTGGTTAGAAAGTTATATTTTTCTCTAAAGTTTGTAGTTTTAGTTTTAAAGAACTTAATAGCTACAAGTAAAACTACTTGAAAAAAACCAGTAGTATCAAGGGTTTAGGACTATTTGTAGTTTTTGTAGTTTTAGTTTTGGCAAAAGACTTTTGTTTTTTACACACTATACGCATATCTATATATTATTATCTATGATATTTAATACTACTAAAACTACAATATAGTATAAAGCCTATAATACCAACGTTTTTAGGTGTAGTTTTTGTGTAGTTTTTGTGTAGTTTTTGTGTAGTTTTAAACTCGTTCATAGTAAGATACTGGAGTGCCACCTTTGAACAGTCTTTTTTGTGTAGGCTTTTCTCCCTTTCTCCATCCGTCATCATTATCTAAAAAATCACGTATTTTTTGAGAAATCAAGTTCTTCCCCCCTTGGTTTGGGTTTTGATTGAAAGCAAGGTAGGCGATATGATTGGGGCTTGTGAATTGGATTAGGCTATCCGTCTGTATGGCAGGATAGTCGTTATATGTTTTCATGCCACCATCCAATGGCTCTCCTAGTTGTTTTAAAACATATTGTCGTTGTTCATATTGTGAAAGACAATCCCAACCCTCAACGATTTTAAATTCATTCAGTAATTGCTTAATGATCTCTTTATCCACATCTTCGACCTTATAATTTTCTTGGATATCAGTCAGCTCATCCATTAATTGTTTAGATGGCGTAAGTGGCTCTTTCTTATCAAACCAAACTTTCGCCTCAGCAAGTACTTGTAAAAAGTAATTTTCTTCAATATCCATAGGGTGTTGCTTCACATCATTAACACCACATTCAATAGGGAAGAAACGCCTTTCTGTTCCGCTATCCTTAAGAAAAGATTTCTTGTTAGCCGTTCCAATAAAAACACAATGCCTAGGGTGTGGGGTAGCCTTACGCTCGTAAGGGTCACGATAAGTATCACTATCCGAAGAAATAAAACTCTTAACGGTTTCAATTTCTGCTTTTGACATTCCTTTTAGTTCCCCTAATTCAATAATGGCATTAGCTTGTATTTTTTGATAATCGCTATCACGTTTACCAAACGTTATTTCTGAATCGGTGTGATAATCTGGAAGTAATCGCTTAGTTACAGTGCTTTTCCCAGTCCCTTGCCTTTTATCAATTAAAATAGGGACTACTTCAAACTTAACTTTTTCGAGATAAACCCTAGCCATAAGCCCCGTCAACCATACCTTAGCTATTTCTCTGTTATAAGAATTATCAGCACACCCTAATAAGTCGATAAAATAGCGCTCTCCTCGTGGTTTACCATCCCATTCTTGGCTTTCTATGCGTTGTTTAATGGGGTGATAGGTGTTCTTTTTAGCCAACGCGGTAACGGCTACTTCTATGTGTTCTTTTCGAGGTGTAAACCTATATTTTTCATCAATAAATGCGATACAAAGGTTTGTCTGCTCGCTTGTCCATACCCCCTTTTCTTTAGACCAAGGGAGTGTCTTTGTGACTTCGATAGTTCTTTCAAACTCATTGTATTTAATACCTTTAAAGATATTGTCATGAAATTCAAAAACCTTACTGACATTGTAGGGACTGCTAGTAACATATTCTTCCCCATCTTTGCCTTTTTTCGTTCTAAATGCAGGTCCAAAAAATGACTGTTCAACTTGTGAGAATTTGTCTTCAAACTCTTGTAGTTCTTCTTTTTCTATGGCTCGATACCTCTCTTTCTCATTTCCGAAGTTAATATACTCCTAAAAGTCCTATCTATCTCATTACTAGATAAAGGTTTATCAGTAACCCTATTAGCTATCATTGTCAGTTCATAGGCGGTAGGGATATCTGCCTTTACATATTTTGATAACAATAACCCTACAAACTTAGTTACCGCAACATTACGCCCGCCCTCGTCACCAAAGCCATGTAATAGGGTATCTAGCACGCGCATGGTGATTGTTTTATTACTGCTTGGGCGTGTGCGATAGTGTGGTTTCTGACTTGCCGTAACTGTATTTGCTATGGGATAGTCACGCCCTCTATTTACAATCTTTTCATAATCAGTAGGGTCTCCAGTGGTTACTGGTAAACCTTGTAACTGCGACCATGTTAGGCTTGTACTGTCGAATGGTAGCCCGATTTTGCCTGCTATCTCTTGGACGGTCTGCCTATAGGTCTGCTCGTCCATTGCGTCGCTAGGCTTCACTACAAGCCTATAACGTGGCTTATTAGCCGTGTGCTTAATAGTTGGGTAAACTATATAAGAATACCCGTGTAAGGCGTTATCGACCACGCTAGGAAAGTCTATATTAGCCTCTAGCTCGTCATAGTCCAAGAAAATCAAGTCACGATAAACTAAGCTAGCATTATTGCGTTTGTAGTTGCCGTTCTCGTCTTGTTTCACCTTGCCACTAAGGCAGTAGGGGGCTGATTTGCGCTTAAAATCGTCTATATTTGCACCTTGTGGCACTCTCCTAGGTCGAAATTCAGCGATATAGTCAAAGGGTGCTTTTTTATCGAATAAATGTAAGTCATTACCAAAACCCACACTTTCGTAGATAGGCATTAAGTCACCCCCTTTTTAGTTATACACGCCTAGAAAAGCTAGAATATCACTGACACGGTAATAGACTTTGCGCGTGTCTTCCACTGGTGGCTGATAGCGTTTAAGCCCAGCCTCTTCCCAGCGTCTTAGGGTATTATATTTAAGTCCTAACTCGTCCATAGCTTGCTGGGCGGTGATTAACCCTAACTGGTGATTATCGAGCTTAGAATAGCTCTCTAGGGCTTTATCTAGTACCGATATAACCCCTTGGGCAAGCTCCTTTTGATATTCTTCACTGAATACCTGCATATTAGCTCCTTTCTAGCATTTTCTCGTAGTTAGTCACGTCCTCGATAGACATTAGAACGTCTAACCTTTTTTGCTCGTTCTTAACTTGATTTTTTAGAGATACAAGCCCCTCTAATAGTTCCTCTCTGGTTTCAGCTATATAGTAACCATTACGACTACCAACCCTAGCACCAATGATAGGGACACCATAGCGAATAACTAAGTTACTGATTGCACTAGATATTAGACGAGGTTTGTAACCCGTGATAGTGGCTATCTCTCCGCCAGTCGTAGCGTTAGCACGCCCTTTCTTTAGTGTTGCTAAAACTGTCATTTCAACCTCTAGTGATCTATTTCTCTTCATTTATACCTCTTTCTTGACTACTCACCATAATTTGCCCATTCATCCACATATCAGTGGCGTCCATTAAAAATTCAAGCACACTTTCTAACTTCCTGCGGTCTTGTGGTGGGTAACAATCTAATTTATTTTCAAGGGAAAAAGCCAACATAGTGTTATAAGCCTCTTCAAGATCTAAGCCAAAGTTTTTAGCTCTTTCTGCTGATAAGTTAAATTTTTCTGTCATGATATTCCTCTTTCTAGTTGTAATAGTTGCCTTGTGATTGAATATAAGCCCCATAGCGTGTGCCTACGTTGCGCGTGGTGTTATCTGTCACGGTGTCAGTTTTAGGCTCTATATCAAGCTGAAAATAGCTCTTTTTGAGCCATAAAGCAGTTAAAGCAAGCGTTAAAATGATAGCTAGGATAATAAACTGGTTTGCTGATAAGTTCAATTCAGTAGCCATGATTTACTCTCCTTTTTCCTCTGCCTCGTATGCTCTTAATTCCTCTGGGTTGTCGCATTCGAGTAGGTAAAACGCAACTCTATCTAGCTCGTTAGAATAAATTTCTGCCATATCAAAGACTGTTCCCAGAAAGTTATCTGTTTCAAGGCGTAGTAGCCCGTTATCTGCCCCAGCGTGTTTCGCAATCATAAGAGTGTTAGCGTGGTGGCGTAGTGCTTGTAAACCAGACATGATATTAGTTAAGTCAGTACCTAGGTTTTTGCTTTGTTTAATCGTTAGTGTGTTATTCTTTGTTTTTTTAGCCATTGTATTTACCTCAATTTTGTTTTTTTCTGTGATGTTATTCCATTTTTAAGAGGTAGCGCTCTAAGGAGGGGTATGCGATACCAGCAATTCATGGTATAATTGAGGTATCTAATTTCGATTGCTAAAAACCTACTGAAATACAGACTTGCCTAGTTGTATTTATGTTATTTAGCAAAATTCAGTTAAAAGCCTCGTTAGTTTGGTCGCTCTCGTAGGCTTTTTTTGTTGTCTTATTCCTAATAAAATAATTCATCAATAGTGATATCGGGTTTGATTTTAGCAACCATAGATTTTATAGCTAATCTTTGCTTGTCGTTAAATGCAGTTTTACCAGTCTCTTTATTGTTATATGACTGAACAGAAATATTTAGTTCTTTTGCCATATCACGTTGAGTCTTACCTAGCATTACTCGGTAACCTTTTAACTTCGTCATGTTGTTTACTCCTTTATTATTTTTTTGAAATCAGACAGTTATGTCTTATTCGAGAATAGTATATCAGACTTTTTTGTACGTTGCAAATAAAAAATTTATCTTTGTTAGGACATTTTTGTCTTTTTTATGTTACAATCAATAAGAAAGGTGATGAGTATGAGTAAATTAAGAGAATTACGAAAAGCAAGAAATATGACTCAAAGCGAGTTAGCAAAAGAGATAAAAGTATCTGAAAAAACTATCTCACGTTGGGAAAAAGATGAAACATTAATGAAAGCCAATAAAGCAAAAGAGTTAGCAAAATTCTTTGATGTTACTTTAGGTGATTTATTGGGCTATACCAATACGGGCGAGAATTATCTAAGTGACGAAATATTTATAGGCGACGGAAAAGGTGGCTACACTTCTTTAAGTGATGAACGTGAGGAAAAACTTAGCGAACTATTCTACAATCATGTAGAGGAAAAATTCATCGATTTTCTTAAGAGTTTTGATTTCGTTATCAGTGATAATGAGATAAAAGCAGTTCTAAGCCATATTTCAAACTTAAATATTAACAATGTAAAAAGCGATGAATACTCTCGTTTAATCGCTCCAGTGATGGATGATAAGATAAACTTAAAATATATGGGGTATTCAAAACTCGGTGATGGTTTTCATTCTTGGAAAGCATACGAAAATTTTAAAAAATCACTAGGCATTGATACCGAACACACTTTATAGATTATCGAGATAAACCAATCTAAAACCTACTGAAATACAGACTTGCCTGCTGATGTTTAGAAAGGTTTATCATGGAAATTAACGAGATAAAGAAAAAAGACGGGTCAACCGTCTATCGTGCTAATATATATCTTGGTGTTGATGTAATCACTGGTAAGAAAGTTACAACTAAAGTCACTGCTAGGACAAAGAAAGAACTCAAGACCAAAGCCCAACAAGCGCAATTTGATTTTAAGGCTAATGGATCAACACGCTTTAAGGCTAGCACTATCACAACATATAAAGAACTAGCTCTTTTATGGTGGGATAGCTATAAAGATACCGTAAAACCTAACACCCAAGATAATGTTCATAAGATTTTAAATAACCATATCTTGCCTTTGTTTGGCAGTTTTAAACTAGATAAGCTAACAACTCCACTAATACAGTCGATTATCAATAAGGTTGCTAATAAGACCAACAAAGGAGAAACGGGGGCTTATCTCTATTATGACAAGATACACGCGCTTAACAAGCGTATTTTACAGTATGGCGTAGTCATGCAAGCTATACCGTTTAACCCTGCGCGTGAGGTTATTCTCCCTAGAAATATCCAAAAAGCAAAGCGACAAAAGGTTAAGCACTTTAACAACGAGGAACTAAGGCAATTCATTGATTACTTAGATAGCCTAGACAGTAATAGATACCGTTATTACTATGAAACCGTGCTATATAAGTTCTTACTTGCCACTGGTTGCCGTATTAACGAGGCTTTGGCTCTCTCATGGTCTGATATTGACCTTGATAATTCTGTTGTCCATATAACCAAGACTTTAAACTATAAACAAGAGGTAAACAGTCCTAAGTCAAAAGCTAGTTACCGAGATATCGACATAGATCAGCAAACCATAACCATGCTGAAAAGATACCAACGTAAACAAACCCAAGAGGCTTGGAAACTAGGCAGGACTGAAACAGTGGTATTCTCGGACTTTATACACGAATACCCTAATAACCGTACCTTACAAACTCGATTAAGAACACACTTTAAACGCGCTGGAGTGAATAACATAGGTTTCCACGGTTTCCGACATACTCATGCTAGTTTGCTCCTTAATTCGGGTATTCCTTATAAGGAGTTGCAACACCGCCTAGGACATTCTACTCTTTCAATGACTATGGACACATACAGTCACTTATCCAAAGAGAACGCAAAAAAAGCCGTCTCATTCTATGAAATGGCTCTAAAATCTATATAAAAGTAAGCAAAAAGGTAAGCAAATTGCTGAAACAGTATTTTAAAACAAAGAAAAAGCCCATAACAACGGGCTTTTTGCAAAATGAATCTTAAAATTAAAGCATTTTGTTGTAGAGCTAAGCTAGGTTTTTCTTAGCTATCTATTCAACCTAAGAAACTAGTAAAAACTA